GAAAACTGCGGAAGTCATTAACAAATGGCAAGAAACAATCCGCATGAAATATAATGATAATGGCGGCGCAGTTGACAAGCAAGTTGGCTACATCGTGCGTCAGTCACACAGTTCAGACAAGATTCGTCGCGCTGGCAAAGACACTTGGGTCAGTGGCATTATTGAAAAGCTGGACATGGCTCGTACTTTTGAGGATGGAGCAGATCCAAAAGAAGTTCTCGGCAAGATCTATGATAACTTTGTTAGTGGCGTTCACCTCAAATATAAAGAGGAAGTCACTGGCTTTAAAGGCGGCACTGCAAACCTTGCCAAGAAGGCCAGCCAAGAGCGGGTGCTGCATTTTAAAGACGCTGACAACTGGTTTGACTACCACCGAGAGTATGGCGTTGGAACTATTGCTGATGCAGTTCTACACTCAATGGATACTGCCGCTCAGAACATTGGGTTGATGAGCAAACTTGGCCCCAACCCAAGCGATAATTTTAACCGCATTGTTGAATATCTCGGCATGTCGTTAAAGGGTGAACCAGAAAAACTTCGTGCTTTTAGAGAAGCAACTAAGCCAAACGGCTATCTCGGCAATGTTTTTGCACAAGTTGATGGAACATCTCGTATCCCTATTGATGGCCAGATGGCTAAAATTGGTTCTGGCATCCGTGTTATAGAATCAACATCAAAACTTGGTGGTGCTGTTATTTCCTCAATAACAGATCTTGCAACTGTCATGACTGAGATGGCGTATCAAGGGCATAGTCCATTTGCGGCTCTTGCAGAATCCATTGTTAGCCTTGGGTCTGGTCAAAAAGGAAAAGACTTTGCGGTAGTCGATGCTGGCCTTGGCGTGTTTATGGATTCTCAGCGCGGTGCAATTTCTGGTGCGCGTTATGCTGGCGAAGATAATCTGCCGGGCGCAATGACAACACTGCAACAGGTCTTTTACAAACTAAACGGGTTGACTTGGTGGACTGATACTCTTCGTTCATCCACTATCCGCATGATGTCTCATATCTCTGCTCTTTCAAAAGATCTGCCATTTGAAAAGCTATCTCCCGATATGCAGCGTGTTTATAGTCTTTATGGTATAGACGCTGGTCGCTGGGAGATCATCCGCTCAACCGCCACTAAAGCAGTAGATGGTCGCCAATATCTTTTGCCGTCAGCAGTCAAAGATTTGCCAGATGAAATGTTTGCAAAATACATTACAGACACTGGTGGCAAGGTATCTCCACGCGCCATTAATGAATTGAAAGATGAGATTAAGACACAGTTTGGCTCATACTTTCATGATCGCGCTGACTTTGCGGTGCTTCAACCTGATGCCAAAACTCGATCTATTCTTCAACAGGGTACGCAACCCGGCACACCAGTAGGAGAATTGTTGCGCTTTATTGGACAGTTCAAAGCATTTCCAGTGGCTTATGTTCAAAAAGTTTTAGGCCGTGAAATATATGGCAGAGGTGCTGACCCTTCCGCTGGGCTTATGGATGCTCTTAAAAACGGTAATGGTGAAATGGGCGGTCTGGCGCAATCATTCATCTTGTCAACTTTGTTCGGGTATGCAGCATACAATGCTAAAGATCTTCTGCGTGGTCGGTACACTGAGAAGCCTGAATCTGCCGCTGATTACGCCAAAATGTTGCAAGCCTCAATGCTGCAAGGTGGTGGTGCTGGTATCCTCGGCGACTTTATGTTTGGAGAAATGAAGAATCGCTATGGCAATACTCCATTAAGTTCAATGCTTGGCCCGACAGCGGGTACAGTAGAAAGCGTCCTTGATCTTTTTGGTAAGGCAAAGTCTCAAGCTATCACTGGTAAAGATGAGAACCTTGCTGCAAATGCCTATAAAGTGGTGATTAACAATACGCCGTTTGCCAACCTGTTCTACACTCGAATGGCACTGGACTATATGATTACCTATCGTCTGCAAGAGTCGATGAATCCAGGTTACCTATCTAGGATGGAAGAGATAGCAAAGCGAGAGCAGGGCAAATCGTTCCTCTTCCCGCCAAGCCAGTATGTAAGATAGCAAGTTTGAACGAAACAACACTTTGCTGTATAAGAAGGTATGAGGTGCTTCAATGTCTGACTATAACATCACAGCGGTAACACGGCGCAAAGTCTACTCTGGTTCCGCTGGAACTGGACCATACGCATTTACGTTCCCGGTGATCAGTCAGACCGACATTGCTGTCTATAAAAACTCTACCAAGTTGACGCTAACAACTGATTACACTGTAACGATTAGCAGCGCGAATGGCACTGGTAGTGTTACTCTGGTATCAGCAGCGACTGGTTCTGATCAGATTACAATTGTCGGATCTCGGACCATTCAGCGCACGACAGACTTTGTTACTGCTGGTGATCTCTCGGCTGCGTCTTTGAATGAGCAGCTTGATGGCGAGATCATTATGATCCAGCAGATCGCTGAAGAGAACAAGCGCACACTTAAAGCACCAGTGTATGATCTTGAGGCTGCTGAAGATGGCGGCACTCTTAACATGGTTCTGCCTACTGCCGCTAATCGTGCTGGCAATGTGCTGGCCTTTGATAGCAATGGTAATCCAATTGCTACTGAGGAAATTGGTGACTATCGCGGCAACTGGGCAACTAGTACTGCATATGCCTTGCGCGATTTAATTAAAGACACGAGCAATAATAATATCTATCGCTGCAAAACAGCGCATACTTCAACTGGGTCTCAGCCAATCAGTTCTAACGCTGACAGTGCTAAGTGGGATCTAATTGTTGACGCTGCTTCTGCAAGCACAAGTGCAACTGCTGCCGCTGCTAGTGCCTCTGCCGCTTCATCTAGTGCCTCTGCTGCTTCTTCTTCTGCATCTAGCGCGTCATCGTCTGCCTCGTCTGCATCTACCTCTGCATCGACGGCTACGACTCAGGCTTCTAATGCCTCAACGTCTGCTACCAGTGCGGCATCCTCTGCATCTAGCGCATCGACCAGCGCAACCAATGCTAGCAATAGTGCAACTGCTGCATCTAACTCTGCTGCTCTTGCTGCGGCTGCTGTTGCTGGCGGTCTTTACTCTGCTGTGCAAGATAAGAGCGCGAATTATACGGTTGTTCTTGCAGACGCTGGTGACCTGTTGCGTGTCACAACAACATCTGGTGCAGTAACAATTACGTTACCACAGATCAGCACTGTTTCTGATGGCTTTAAGGTCGCCATTGTTAAATGGACTGCTGATAGCAATGCTGTCACTATCTCTCGCTCTGGCTCTGACACGATCAATGGCACAACCAGCGCAAGCATTGGCTCTCAATATACTCAGACAACATTTGTTGCTGACTTTGAAACTAATCAATGGTTTGCTTCTACATCTGGTCTTGGTTCTACGAACGTAGTCATTGATACGTTTAACGGTACTGGATCTCAAACTGCATTTACGCTCTCTGGTGATGCTGGCACTGAGAATAACACTTATGTCTATGTTAGTGGTGTCTATCAGGCCAAAGCTACATACAGTCTGTCTGGAACAACTCTTACATTCTCAACTGCTCCCCCTTCTGGAACGGGAAATGTTGAGGTCGTATGGACTCAGCCGCTTCCTGTTGGCACACCTAGCGATGGCACAGTCACGCCAGCTAAATTGTCTACTGGTGGTCCATCATGGACTAGTGGCGGCAACGTGGGTATTGGGACGACTAGCATTAGCGGCGGCGGCGGCGGAACTATCTTAAATGTTAGTGGGGCAACGGCGGCATCTTTTCGTGTATCAAACTCAAGTTCTGCTGATGCACTTGATATGTTCTTAACGGGAAGCATTGGATATGTTCAAACTGCTACAGCCATTCCATTGGTTTTTCGCACCAATGCAACCGAACGTATGCGCATCGACTCCTCCGGCAACGTAGGGATTGGAACATTTAATACTGTTCCAAATGGTCTTAGATATTTTGACGTATCTAATACAAGTACAACGGCAACATCTGACGGTGCAATCCTTCGTCTCATAACTGCTGATGTCACTCGCACAGCAACTTCTAGTGTTGATATATATAAGCGTAATAATGGGCAATTTACTATTAGCCAAAATGACACAAACGCAGCAGCTTTTATGGGGTTTAGTGTTAATGGCGAACGTATGCGTATCGACTCTAGCGGTAACATTCAAGTTGGCGGCACAACCGTTGCCAATACCGTTGGATATGTTAACTCCCGCACAAACACCCGTGCATGGGTTAATTTTACTGGTGTAACTACAGCGGCTGTTACCGCAAGTTATAATGTCTCATCCGTGACAAGAAATGCAACTGGCGACTACACATTGAATTTCACAACTGCACTTGCGGACGCTAATTATATTTGGCTTGGATATGCAGAACGCAATACGCCAAATAAACAATACAACAATGACGCATTTTACGAGAACAGTAAATCATCATCTGCATTAAATTTGAAAATCACTGTTGTCGGAAGTCTTTCTACTGAAGATACTCCTCGGGCTTATGTCGCTATTTTTGGGAACTGATAACATGACTCAGGTAATCATCTATGAAAATGAGAATGGCAATGTTTCTGTTTGTATCCCAACTGGGGAACTTTCGGTTGAACATGTGTTGACCAGAGATTGCCCAGAAGGCGCAATCATTATTGATGCTGATGCTCTTCCACAGGGTGAGGATGACTTTTTTGATGCTTGGCGGTTGGTTGATGGCATTGTTGTTGTTGATCTTGCTACCGCTAAGACTCTTGCAACTTCTCGATTTAATGAGACTGCTAAAATCACAGCAGATGAACGCTCTAGGAACACAGCCATTGGCATTGCTAATGACGTATCTGATGCAGACTTCATTGCTGGTCTAACTGCTAAACGTGCTGCCATTGCTGCTGCTACATCCACTGCTGAACTCCGCGCTGTTTAAGGATTAACATCATGGCACTGACACAAGTACCAAACTCAATGCTATCTACTGGTGCGCCATCTTGGGATGCGTATGGCAATGTAGGGATTGGGACAACTTCACCAAGTGCAAATTTGCAAGTTGCAGCAGCAAATCCTCGTGTAAGAGTTACAAATACATCTGGGACACAAACAGATTTAATGCTGGGTGCAGATAGTGGTGTTGTTTGGTTAGGCAATGAAGATAATGGCCCTCTTTATTTTATAACTAATAATGCCGAACGTATGCGTATTGATGCCAGCGGCATTGTCACAGGCACTGCTGGTAACTTGATGCTGGTGCAAAACACCTCCAGAATTACGCTTTCCGGCACTGCAACTGTGATCAGCACCGCCATTCCATCTTGGGCCAAGCGCATCACTCTTAACATTGTCGGGATGTCTACAAGTGGAACATCCCACTATATTGTTCAGATTGGGTCTGGTTCATATACAAGCACGGGGTATCTGGGGTCTGGTTCAGTTTTAGCAACATCTGGTGCTACTTCTGCGTTTACCACTGGGTTTGGTATGGTAAACAACAACGGTGCTACTACCGTAAGTCACTTAACAATGACATTAAATTTACAAAATGCCGCAACAAATACATGGTCTGAATCCCATGCAGGTGCATATTCCAGTTTGCCAGTTAGCATGGTTGGTGGCGGCAGCGTGTCATTGGGCGGTGTTCTTGACCAGTTGCGAATTACCACGGTCAATGGGACTGACACGTTTACCGCTGGCACAATCAACTTTCAATACGAGTAAGCCATGACACATGATGACACACGAGTGATCATAGACTCAGCGGTAGCCTCTGGTGCTATTACTATGCCCTTGTGGGTCATCCATATGCATGAGTATCTGCAACTGGCGACCTATACTGGTGGCCTCGTGCTGTTGTTTATCCGTATCTATCTTGCCATCAAGGAAGCGAGAGGCGAGTAATGAATGGACCCGTTAACAGTCTTAGCTACGATCAAGGCGACTGCTGCCACTGTTAAGACTGCGATTGGCGTAGGCAAGGAACTTGTCTCGGTAGCCAAAGAACTCTCCGACATTATGAATGGGGTGGCTCACCTCACCCAGATAGCAGCGCAGCCAAAAGGTTGGCGTAAAGGTGGATCTGCTGAAGCCCGTGCTATTGAAGCCTTTGCTGCCAAGATGGAAGCAGAGCAGATCGAGCGTGAAGTTAAGTCACAAATAGTTCAAGTCTATGGTGTACGCGCTTGGGAGCAGATCCAGCGTGATGTCGTGCGTATCAGAAAAGAGATGAAGATCGCTGCAATTGAACGTGCAGAACGAATAGAGTATATGATCGAAGTAGGATTTACTATTGCTCTCGCTTTGATCTTGCTTGCAATGGTATGTTGGGCGTTATGGTTTGCTATTCACTATAACCTTGTGTGAGGATTAATGAATGGATCTCTCAAAGATCGGTGGCCTTTTGGCTCAATTAGCTCCTACGGTAGCGACTGCTCTTGGTGGCCCTCTCGCTGGATTGGCAGTGAAGACCCTATCAGAAGCGATGTTTGGTCACCAAGATGCAAGCGAATCAGAAGTCCAAGCCGCTCTAATGAGCGCAACGCCAGAGCAATTGCAGAAGCTGAAAGAAACAGACGCATCCTTCAAACTCAAAATGAAGGAACTTGATATTGATCTTGAGAAGATCTCTGCTCTTGATCGAGACTCTGCCCGTAAGATGCAGATGGAGACCAAGGACTGGCTTCCAAAGATCCTGACCATCATTGTGACCATTGGATTCTTTGGCATCCTGTTCTGGCTTCTTGTTCGCGGCGCACCACCATCTGGAAGTGAAACTCTGATTTACATGCTGGGTGCGTTAGGCACTGCATGGACTGGTGTAATGCAATTCTATTTTGGTTCATCCGCTGGTTCGAAACAAAAGACAGATGCGCTTACTGTAAAGGATCTTAACAAATGAATGGCTTTCACGGCGAGGCACTCTCACTTCCTCCTGAAGAGATTCCAGTTATCGCGCACAAGTATGATCTCGAAGGTGCAGTGCTTCGTGCTGTCATGGCTGTCGAGTCTGCCGGGAATGGCTTCGATGCGTCTGGTAGGCCAAAGGCATTGTTCGAGCGGCATCACTTCTACAAGTGGCTGACCAAGCGCAAGAAGCTAGATGTACTGACTATCGCTGCCGAGGCTGGGCTGGCATATCCCAAGTGGGGAACTAAGCCCTACCCAAAGGGGTCGGATGCAGTCTACGCAGAGATTGAGGCCGCTTACGAGATGGCCCCTGAAGAGGCTCTATTGTCTACCTCATGGGGTCTCGGTCAGGTGATGGGTAGCAACTACTCAATGGTTGGTTGCGCGACTGTCGATGATATGGTTGAGGAAGCTATGCACTCGGAAGCGAATCAACTGATGCACATGGTAAACTTCATCAAGTCAGCCAATCTGCTCGACGCTCTTCGTGCTAGAGACTGGGCTACGTTTGCTAAGGGATATAATGGACCAGGTTATGCAACCAACCATTATGATACCAAACTGGAAACAGCATATCAGAGGTTCAAACTCTAATGGGAAACCAAATGCCTGATTCCCTGTTGCGGGAAACCATGCAGCAGTATGTCGATTGCGGTCAGAACTTTGCACTTGCCGCTAGGCTCAACGGTATTCCGAAAGAAACATTTCGGTCGCGTCTTGAGAGGGCAAAGACCAAGTTCTCGGTTGATGAGTTTCAGCCCAAGATTGAGTGGACTTACCCTAAGATCATCCAAGTCGATATGGCTGGCAAGACTGCTCTTATCGGTGGCGATGCACACATATGGCCCGGTCCTGTATCGACCATGTGGAAAGCCTTCTGTGCTGTAGCCAAGAAGGTGCGCCCTGAGTGCATAGTTCTGAACGGAGATATGCTCGACGGTGCTAGAGTCAGTCGCCATGCTGGTGTGCTAGGATCGAAAGCACCAAAGGTATCTGCCGAGATCGACGCTTGCCATGCTTGGCTGAAGATGCTTCCTCTGGCGAAGCATACTCACTGGACAATCGGCAACCATGACATGCGTGTCGAT